CATCGTCAGGCTCGTCGATCACGGCAAACACGCGCTTGCTCGGGCCGGCGCTCGTCATCACCGCATACGGCGCATTTTTCTTGCCGAGGTCGACGCGCTTTGGTTGCACATACGTTGCAACGTCGCCGATCTTGTTTTTAATCAGGCCGTCGGACACATAGGCGGTCGCGTTGCCGACCGTCACCGTCACCGGCTTTTTGCTTTTGCCCCCGTCGACCATCATGCCGTCGCGGGTAATGTGGACCTTCTGGCCCTGGTCGTCGTAAAGCGCGACCTCGCCCTCTTTCAAGCCCTTGAGCCGGTAGCGGCGATCGCCGACGACGACGAGCGCGCCTTGCGAGCGGTTGCCGCCGGTAAACACCATGAGGCCTTCCGCCTTTTCCTTGGCGCCGCCCTGTCCGTCCGTCGGTTGCTTGACGCGCGAGGTCAGGCCGTACGGCTCGAAATGCTCGATCTCCTTTTGCTTTTCCTGTGCGTAGAGACTGACTTGCGCCTCGCGAAATTTCGGGTCCTCGTTGGTCGTCTCGACGGTGACGCGCTTGATTGCGTTGCCGACCCGGTCGCCGACCGTGCGCGTGGAAAAACGCATTTTAGATATCGTTCGGCGCGTAAGGAACGGACTCGCCGGGCGTCGACGGCGCCGCCTCGGTGTCGCCGCCCGCGGCGTCGCCTTTGCTGGTGTCGTAATGATCGCGGCCGCCGAGACGGTCGGGCAAAACGAGCGTGAGCGTCGTCGTCGTGCCGGTTTGGTCGTTCTGCCGCGCGGTCACCGCCTGGATTCCGAGCGTGGCGCGGTCGCTCGGCAACAGCATGGGCGAATAGAGCTCGATCAGTTGGCCGACCTCGTTGAGCCAGAGCTTGCCGTTGTCGCGGAGCCAGCCGGCGAGCGTGACGTTGGCCTGGAACATGGTCGCCGCGTTGAGGTCGGCCATGTGGTTTGCGTGCATTTGTGCGTCCTTGACGTCGCCCGGTTGCGGCGCGATGAGCCGCAAGATATTCGGCACCGCGCCGGTATAGTTCTTGTTGGTCGCCTTGGCCGATTGCGCGCGCGCCTTGTCGCCCCAATGCTCGTCGTTGCCGTGCTGGTCGGTGTCGCTAATGATATCGCTCACCGCCGAGTTATTCGTCCAGATCAATTCCGCCGAGAGGATATTGCGGCCCTCTTGCAATTCGGCGACGACCTGGCCGCCGCCGCGTATCCCGATCATGTTGCCGAGCGCGTCGTCCATGATGTGAATGTTTCGCATTTGTGCGAGCCGCAAGACAAACTGAAACGGGCTTTCGCCCCAATGGACGCTAACGCGCTCGAATACTTTGTCGGCGCCGGCGACCGCGCCGCGCAATGAAAACGAGATGCCGAATTTCTTGAGTGCCGCGTTGGCGAGTTGCGACAGCGTTTGATTCTTGAATTGCCCCGGCGGCAGGTCGAGCGTGCCCTTGACGAGATCGGCAATTTTCGATTGGACGACGATTTTGACGTTATGGTTTTGCCCGTCATAGACGACCTGGCGCACCGCGACCGCGCCGGTCGCCGCCAGTTGGCCGGCGAGCGTCACCTTGGCCGGAACTCCCGGCGGGAGCCGCAACGATTTCCAGCCTTTGTTAAGGTCGCCGATCTCGGCGACGACGAGCGAGGCTTGCGAAACCTCCTCGTTGAGATCGCGGACGACCTCGACCTCTTTCCAGAATTGGTAATTCGTGCCGGCCGCCTGGACGATGCAGATTTCTTGCGGTTTCGGCATGGCTCATTGCGACAAGGCCCGCACCGGCATTGCCATAAATGCGGGATGGACGGGCTTGTTTTCCGCGACGAGCTCGCCGGTGCGCTCCTCGCCGCCGTAGAGGCGGTTGCAAATCCACAGCGCCGGCCGCACCGCGGCGAAATCATAGACGACGATGGTCGGCAACGGCCGCGCCCGCGTCGTCAGGTCGTAGGTGACCGCCGCGTGTAGCGAGACGAGCGAGCGATACGAGGCTTGGTCCCTGGCGTTGGCGGCGACCGTCTCGGCATTGTCAAAGGCCCTGTTGATGCCGTCGATATAGGTGTCGATTTGCGATCGGCTGGCGAACGTCATGGCGGCGAGGATGCGCGCCATTTGCACCAGCAAACACCGGACACAAGTATTGCCGACCGACCAGGCCGGGAAATAGCGCACCGCGATCGGGATGGTACGCCGGCGCACGGCCTCTAATTGCTCGACGGTCGCGCCGGCGGCGCGGGCGAGATCGAACACGTTGGCGAGCGGCGCGGCGATCGCGGCCGTCTCGATCAGTTGCTCGGCGTCGGCGAGGAGGTCGCCGACCGCGAGCCGGAACAGCGAGCCCGGCCGGCCGGGATCAATGGTAATGGTCGCGGCAAGGTCGGCAATCACGGCCGCGACGACCCTGGTCGCTTCCTCGCGCGCGAGTTGTTGCATTTAGCCGCCGCCGCCGAGATCGCCGGCCGGGTTGCCGATTTCCGGCTCGCCGATTGTCACAGTGCCACCGCCGCCGGTGCCGGTGCCGGTGCCCGGCGCGGTATCGCCGAATACGGCATCCTCGGAGCCGCCGGCGCCGAAACTGTTGCCGGTGTTTCCGAGCTCGTCACCCGAGGCGGTAACCGTTTGCCCCTCGGTATTGTCGGCCGCGGCTTGCGCCTGGTCCTGGCTCCCGATGTTGGTCGAATCGCCGGCCTCGACGAATTGCATTTCAAACTCGGCCATGCCGCCGGCCTGGCGCGTCTCGCGCACGGTGTATTCGCGCGGTTGCACGAGGAAGGTATCGCGCTGTAACCAGGTCGGCAGAGTGAGCAAGCCCGGCCCCTCGGACTCAAGCGCGAGGACGAGGAGCTCCCGCCATATCTGATAATCCGGCCCGATAACATAGCCGGTCACCGGAAAGCGCCGCGCCGAACGGCCCATGTCCTCGGCATACGGCGTGTCGCGCTTTGGAAACTCGTGCAAGACGACGCGCCGGCCCGAGGTCCGCGAGTTGGCGTCGACATGGAACGGCGCCATGCGAAAGCTCGCCGGCACGAGCATCATGCGCCAGAGTGGAACGGCCATTTATGCGCTTTCGCTCGCGTACGGGATGGTATTGCCGCGGTGCAATTGCACGTCGGAAAAGGTGCCGGCCGACGGCGTCGAGTTGTTCGGCGCGCGCCCGTAGCCGGCGAGATCAATGCGGACGGATGCCGCGCCCTCGATGCGCGCGACCTGGCTCGATCGCGCCGCGGCATCCATCATTTTTTCGCGCGGCACCGCCGGCGGGCGCGGTGCGTCGCTTTGCGGCTTGGCGACCGGCGCCGGCGGCCTGGCGTGGCGCGCCTCGTAGTCCTGGCGCGTCATGACCTCGGCGCGGCCGTCGCGGCCGATATGCAGCATCAACGGCCCGTTTTTGGCTTGCTCCAGAAGCGCCCGTTTGAACGCCGGCCATTGCTGGCGCGGGACGGCAAAGCATCCTTGCGTATAAAGCCGGTCGAGCGTCGCGCCCGAGCCGGGGTGAATCTGGATACCGGCGCGCGGACGGCCGGGATAGCGCGGGTCGTCGATCGTGCCGCCGGCACCGCCGAGCCCGGCGATCGACCCGATCCGCCGCCCGACCGGACCAATGTCGCCGAAATTGATCGGATAGTCGCCGAACGGCACCGAGCCGCGGCCGCGGCCGCCCGAGGCGTAGCCGAATGTTTGCCCGCCGACCGTCACCGCGCCCTGGATACGGGAGGGCCGGCCGGCCTGGTCGGGAGACGCGCCGCCGATGGCCTCGGCGACCTTGCTCCCCATTGGCGAGCTCGCACTGCCCGAACCATCGCCGCCGCGACTGCCGCCGCCGAGCGAGGCGCGGATCACCGGGGCACCGCCGAATGTGCTGCCGCCGCCGGTGCCGCCATGCGCGCCCGGTCCCTCGGGCGCACCTTCCTCGAGCGCCCATTTTTTCAGGCCCTCGACAACGCCCTCGGCGATCGTCTCTTTCGCTTTCTCGTCACCGCCGCCAGTGAGCGAGGCGCGCATAACTTGCGCGCCGCCGAACGTGCCGCCGCTGTAGGACATTTTTTGCGGTGCGGCCGGCGATACCCCCATAAATTGCTGGAACGTGCCCCAGAACGTCGAGAGGTCGTTAATGCCCTTGATGATGCGCGGGACCAGGTCGGTGATACTGTTGAGCGACTTGGTGAACGTGTCGAGCGTCCCCTCGGTCGTGAGCTTTTGCGTGAGCGCCTCGAAAGCGTTGCCCATGCGCCAAATCGAATGTTCGAATTGATCGGCGGCGTTCTCGTCCTCCTTGGTCGTGGCGCCAACGCTGTCGCGCCATTCCTTGATAAGCTTTTCGCGTTCCTTGCGGTTAGCGTCGGCGAGGCCCGGCGGTAGCCCGCGGCTTTTGAGAAAATCGCGCCGGTGTTGCGGATCGTGCAATTGGTCGAGCTTGTTGAGGATGAGCTCAAGGGCTTCGGCGTTGGTCTTGGTATGGCGCAATTGCTCGGCAAATTCGCCCTGGCCGCGGAGCCGCAAATCCTTGGCGCTTTCGCCGATGCCGAGCCGCGTCTTGTGCATCTCGGCGGCAAAGTCGCGAAAGCCCGCGCGCATTTCGCCAGCCGATATGCCGAGCCGCCGGCCGACCGCCTCAAGGTCGCGCATCCGGTCGATCGAAATGCCGGTTTCGCGGGAGAGGCGCGACAAAATCTCGGTCGTTCCGGCAAAGCCCTTGAGCGCGGTAATTGCCGTCGCGATCGTCGCGCCGACGCCGGCAAAGCCGACGCCGACCGCGCGCAAGGCCGGGACGACCGTCGCGTTGAGCGCGGCGCCGACATTGCTCGCCGCCTCGCGCAAGCCGTCAAAATGCCGCTTGACCTTCGTCGCGCCGTCGCCGCCGCGATCGCTCAGGCGGTCGAGCTCTTTCTTGAGGTCGTTCAGCGGCTTTGAGAATTTGTCGACGACCTCGACGACGACCTTGATTGCTTCGTCCTGTTCGGCCATCTAGGCCCTCTCGGTCGCCAGCATATTGCCGCGGTGCGTCTCGACCTCGGTAAACACGCCGCTCGCCTCGGTGCTCGTGCGCGTCCCGCGCGGAAAGCCGTTGAGCATGACGCGGAGCGATGCCGCGCCCTCGGTCCTCGGCGCGCCCTGGTCGGTCGTCGATGCCTCGTGCAACCGTTCGCGCGGCACCGCCGCCGGTGCCGGCGGCGGCGGTGTATCGCTTTGCGGCGTGGCGGCTGCCGGCGGCCCGGTATAATCCTCGACGCCGGGCAAACCGCGCTGGTACTGGCGGGCGCGCTCGTTTTGATACCGTTGCGCCGGCCGCATATACTCGCGCAAGAACGCGACCGCGGCGCCGGTGCGGCCCGAGTGTTTCAGTTTTTCCCACAGTTTCGGATAGCCGGTTTGTAGCCGATGCAACAGGAATTGCGTTTGTAACCGCGGGTCTTGCCAGCTTGCGCCGGGATGGTTTTCGCGGAGCCAGCGCGAATAATTATTCCATTCGGCGCCGCCCTCTTGATAGAGGCCGTGCGCGTAATGCGCCTCGCCGCCGTACGCCGGTTGGTCAGGATGCCGCAAGGTCGGATCGAATGAGCTTTCCGATCCGATATTTGCCAGGATGCCGGCGATCGCCTCGTCGGATAAACCCGCCTTGCGGAGCTCGTCGACGACGACGCCGGCAACGCCGCGTCGGTTGCCCGGTATGTTGGCGCGCCCGCCGGGCGCCGGCTCACTCTCGTTGTCGCCGCCGGCACCGCCGCGACTGCCGCCGCCAAGCGAGGCGCGGATCACCGACGCACCGCCAAAGGTGCCGCCGCCGGTATCGAGCGACATTTTCTTGAGTCCCTCGACGACGCCCTCGCTCGTGCCTTGCTTGATCGTCTCCTTGGCCTTGTCGTTGCTTTGCGGCGTTGCCGCCGGATGCTCGGGATCGACGGTGCGGAATCCCATGCCGAATAATTGCTCCCAAATGGTGAGCGGCCGCCCCGGCGGTTTCGGCAAATGCCATTGCTCCGAGCGCGGCCCGACCAGCTTGTCGCCCAACGATCCCGGCTCCGGCTTGCCGATGCCACGAATGGCATTGTTGATTTTGTCGATCGAATCGAGGCTCGACTCCAGCGACTTGACGACGCCCTCAAGCGTGCCGTCGCGCGCCATCTGTTTCGTGAGGGCTTCCCACGAATTGCCCAGGTCCCATAACGATTTTTCAAATCGCTTTGAGGCGTCGACCGCGCCCTTGTCGGTCGCCCCGACTTGCTTGCGGTATTCGGCGACAAGGCGCTCGCGTTCCGCGCGCGTGGCGGCGGCAAATTCCGGCGGGAAAAAATGCAACGCGAGAAACCGCCGGCGCTCGGTCGGGTCGCGGATTCGATCGAGCTCCTGGAACATAAGCGCCTCGGCCTCGGCGGTCGTCTTGGCCTGGCGCAAACGGTTGGCGTATTCGTTGAGGCCCGCCTCGCGTAATCCGGTCAGCGTCTCGCTTTGAACGTGCGCGCGTATCTTGTGCATTTCCGCGGCAAAGTCGCGAAAGCCCGCGCGCATTTCCGCGGTCGTCGCGCCGACGCGGCGCCCGACTGCCTCGAGCTCGCGCATGTTGTCGATCGTTAATCCCGTCTCGCGCGAGAGGCGAGAGAGGACGTCGAGGTTGCCGGCAAAACCCCTGAGCGCGGTCACCGTCGCGAAGATCGTGGCGGCGATCCCGGCAAAGCCGAGGCCGAGTGAGCGCAACGCCGGCAACAGCGTGACGTTGAGCGCACTCCCGACGTTGCGGATTGCTTTGCGGAAATTCTCGAAATGCCCTTGCAGTTTGTCGACGCCGGGCGCCTTGTCGCCGATGCCGTTGAGTTGCTTCCGCATGTCGTCGAGCGGCTTGGAAAACTTGTCGACGACCTCGACGACGATCTTGACGACCTCGTCTTGCTCGTTAGGCATTTTTGTCCTTGACCGCGACTAATTCGCGAATGAGGTCGTGCACTTGCGACATGGGAAGATCGGCGAATTGTAGAGGGCTACAATGAAAGTTGAGCGCGAGGCCGATGCAATCGCCGATCAAATCTTGCCCGGCACCGGCACGAAAAAAGGCGTCACGCCCCAGGCGCACGTTATAAAATCGCGCGTCGTGAGCGAGGCGATCGAGGACGGCGGCACGCCGGCGAGCGCCGATAGCATTGCGTTCATGCGCTTTTCATCGTGCATGATTTTCGGCGGATCGGAGATCGGATCGAAGATCACCGGATTGCCGATCGACAGGAGATCGCGCGCGGTCGGCTCGCGAAACACGAGCACCGTCACGGTATTGCCGTGCGCCTCGATCGGCCGCGTGAGCTCGCAAGTGTAACCGGGTAACGGCGTTTCCTTTTCCTCGGGGATCGGCGGCGCCGCTGCCTCGCGCGCCTTGATATCGGTCACGTTGACGGCCATTGGCTGTTTTCCTTATGCCGCCGAGGCGACGAGCTCGTCGCAAGACATGCCCTCAAAGCGGACATGGAATTGGCCGTCGCGCGTGTTGACGGTCGATCGCTCGGCCCGCCAGGCGCGGCGCAAGACGTACACCGTGCCGTTGGCCGCCTCGACGGTGATGGTCGAGTCGGTGACCGCGTCGATCGCCTCGACGCTCGTGCCTTCCAGCGTCGAGACGTCGCCGGCGACGTAGGGAACGACCGGCAATTCGGAATAGCCGTGTACCGCGTCCTGGCCGGCGATGCCGGTGCGCTCGTAGCGTGACGGCATGACCTCCAGATTGCCGCGGACGGCAAGTTGGCGGCCGTCGACGGACCAATAGGCGATGCCCGCAAATCGGTTTGACATGGATCGAGCTCCTTTCGGTTTCGGTTAGGCCGCGAGCGCGAGCGGGAATTGCAGGCGGAATTGCGCGAGCACCGCGAACATTCGCATTTGGTTGATGACGTCGGGCGGGTAGAGCACGTTGACGCGATTTGGGTCGACGTCGTCGCGCTCGACGATGAGCGCGGCCTTGAAGGCGTCGCCGTTCTCGACGAGGCCGTCGTATTCGCATTGCCGGTACTCGGCGACGAGCTCGGCACGGATGATGTTCGGCGTGACGATCGCCTGGCCGGGTCCGAACCGCGTGCCGTCGTCGGCGAGTTTCGAGCGCGGGTATTTGTTGGTGATCGACTGTCGCATCCGCCGGAATAATTCGGCCAGCGTGGCGAGCGTCGTCATGAGCTCGTAGGCGTTGTCCTGTTGCCCGAGCGTGTTCTTTTGATAGGTCGTTTGCTCG